TGATTATAAAAATAATGCCATGCATTATTCAGTGGGTCAAGAAGTGTATGGTAATCATATAATTTCTCACATTTTATTTGAAGAGAAAGATAATTCATATAATATTCATATAAAGAAAAGTGGCGAAATATTACCTTGGAAAAAATTTAACTCACAAATGGCTATTTCTATTGAATACGATTTAGAGTATTAATGAGAAGTTTATATGATTTTATTATAGAACCTATAGGTGATAGGTATGCTAATAGTAAAAAAGTAGGTAAAAAAGATTTAATTTTAAATACAAAAGTTGAATCTTGGAAATTTGTAAATAGGTTGGCAAAAGTAATTGAAACACCAATTGCTTTTTCTACACCTATTAAAAAAGGAGATATTATTATTGTTCATCAAAACATATTTAGAAGATTCTATGATATGAAAGGTGTACAAAAAAATAGTAGATCTTATTTTAAAGATAATATGTATTTTGCAGGTATGGATCAAATATACTTATACAAAAATAAAGATACATGGAAGTCTTTTGGTGAAAGATGTTTTATAAAACCATTAAAAAATTCTGATTCTTTAAAGAATAGAAAAGAAGATCCTTATATTGGGTTGTTAAAAATTGGTAATAATTCATTAGAAGCATCTAAAATTAACCCAGGTGATATGGTAGGTTTTAAACCAGGTGCTGAATGGGAGTTTTTTATAGATGAAGAACGCCTTTATTGTATGAAATCAAATGATATTGTAATTAAGTATGGAGATAAAGAAAATAAAAAAGAATATAATCCAAGCTGGGCATGTAGCAGTTGAAGAACTGATTAAAGTTGCTAAAGAACCGATTATAGATTTTGGACCAGATATTTCCGCAGATAGATTAAAAAATGCTGCAGCTACAAAAAAACTAGCTATATTTGATGCTTTTGAAATTTTATCAAAAATAAATGAAGAAGAAAATATCATAGAAGGTAAAGTTGAACAAGAAACTAAAAAACCTAAAGAATTTAAAGGTTTTGCTGAAGGAAGATCTAAGTAATGTATCAACAAACCTTATATAAAATATTAGATAACCATATTAAACCTAAAATTATTAAAAAAAATAATAGGTATAAAAAATGGGATTATGGATATAACGTAGAACATGATGTAATAGTTATATCTAAAACAGGTGAAATAGGTGAAATATACGAAATACAAAACCTTAAAATAGCTTTACCTAAAGAAAAAGAAATAATTAAATTTAAAGATAATAAATTTGAATATCAACCTCTACCTAAAGAATTAAAAAGAATTAAAACTATTTTTGATTGGGAAGATTATCCTTTAGATTTTAAAGAAACTTGGTACGATTATATTGATAAAGAATTTATTCGTAGAGATGAAGGATTTTGGTTTTATAATAATGATGTAAAAACTTATATAACTGGAACCCATTACATGTATTTACAATGGAGTAAAATTGATGTAGGTAAACCAGATTTTAGACAAGCAAACAGATTATTTTTTATATTCTGGGAAGCTTGTAAAGCTGATGATAGATGTTATGGAATGTGTTATCTTAAGAATAGACGTTCAGGTTTTTCATTTATGGCTTCAGGTGAAACAGTTAATCAAGCAACAATATCTTCTGATAGTAGATACGGTATATTATCAAAATCAGGACCTGATGCAAAAACAATGTTTACTGATAAAGTTGTACCTATATCAGTTAATTATCCTTTCTTTTTTAAACCGATTCAAGATGGTATGGATCGACCTAAAACAGAATTAGCTTATAGAGTTCCAGCAAGTAAATTTACTAGACGTAAACTTACACAAAATGAAACACTACCAGAATTACAAGGATTAGATACTACTATTGATTGGAAAAATACAGGTGATAATAGTTATGATGGTGAAAAATTAAAATTATTAGTACACGATGAGAGTGGTAAATGGGAAAGACCTAACAATATATTAAACAACTGGAGAGTTACTAAAACTTGTTTACGATTAGGTAGTAGAATTATCGGTAAATGTATGATGGGTTCAACATCAAACGCTTTAGATAAAGGTGGTAGTAATTTTAAAAAATTATATAATGATTCAGACGTCACACAAAGAAACCGCAACGGACAGACTCGTTCGGGATTATATAGTTTGTTCATACCTATGGAGTGGAACTACGAAGGATACATTGATTCTTATGGAATACCTGTATTTGAAACACCGAAAGATTTAATTAAAGGACCACAAGGAGTTCCTATAACATTAGGCGTAGTTGATTATTGGCAAAATGAAGTTGATGGTTTAAAACAAGATCAAGATGCTTTAAATGAATTTTATAGACAATTTCCAAGAACAACTGAACATGCTTTTAGAGATGAAGCAAAATCATCATTGTTTAATTTAACAAAAATCTATGAGCAAATAGATTGGAATGAAGATGTTAAAAACTCAGCAATTATAACACAAGGAAGTTTTCAATGGATTGGAGGAATAAAAGATACTGAAGTAGTTTTTAATCCAAATAAAAATGGAAGATTTTTTATTTCATGGGTTCCGCCTAAAAGATTACAAAATAATGTAATAAATAAACTAGGTGTTAAATATCCTGGAAATGAAACACTTGGAGCATTTGGATGTGACCCTTATGATATATCTGGTACTGTAGATAAAAGAGGTTCTAAAGGATCTCTTCATGGTTTAACTAAATTTAGCATGGAAGATGTTCCACCTAATCACTTCTTTTTAGAATATATAGCAAGACCACAAACAGCAGAGATATTTTTTGAAGATGTTCTTATGGCGTGTATATTTTATGGAATGCCATTACTTGCTGAAAACAATAAACCAAGATTATTATATCATTTTAAACGTAGAGGTTACAGAGGTTTTGCAATGAATAGACCTGATAAAATATATAATAAATTATCAGTAACAGAAAGAGAAATAGGTGGAATACCTAATTCAAGTGAAGATATTAAACAGGCTCATGCTTCTGCGATAGAAAGTTATATTGAAAACTATGTAGGGTTAAGATCAGATAACACACATGGTGATACTTATTTTCAACGCACATTAAATGATTGGAGTAGATTTGATATAAATAATAGAACCACTCATGATGCTTCTATTAGTTCAGGACTTGCTTTAATGGCTTGTAATAAAAATAAATATAGACCTATTCCAAAAATAGTTAGACAGAGTTACAATTTAGGAATTAAAAAATATGATAATAGAGGTTCTTTATCAAAAATAATAAAATAAATGAAGAGTATATACACTAACGGTAGTAGTATTTTCCCTAGCCAAGTGGTTAGCGACGCGGAAAAAGCAAGCTTTGAATATGGCGAGCAGGTGGCTCAAGCTATAGAGCAAGAGTGGTTTTCTCAGGGAAGAACTAATGGTAATAGGTATTTAACTACTTGGAATAACTACAATAGATTAAGGTTGTATGCAAGAGGTGAACAACCTACTCAAAAATATAAAGATGAATTATCTATTAATGGTGATTTATCTTATTTAAATTTAGATTGGAAACCAGTTCCTATTATTTCTAAATTTGTAGATATATTAACAAATGGTATATCTAATAAAGATTATGATGTTAATGCTTTTGCTCAAGATCCTGCATCAGTAGAAAAAAGAACTAACTATGCAGAAATGCTAGCGCAAGATATGTTTGCTAGAGATGTAATGAAAAGAATAACTAGTACTCTAGGTTCTAATCTATTTAATACAGATGTACCAGAAGATAAAATGCCTGAAAATGCAGAAGAATTAGAATTACACATGCAATTATCTTATAAGCAGGGTATAGAAATAGCAGAAGAAGAAGCTATCAATCAAGTATTAGATGTAAATAGATGGGATTTAATTAGAAGAAGAATAAACTATGATCTAGTTACTTGTGGTATAGGAGCTGTAAAAACAAATTTTAATACTTCAAATGGTATAACTATTGATTATGTTGATCCTGCTAATTTAGTATATTCTTATACAGAAGATCCAAATTTTGAAGATATATATTATGTTGGTGAATATAAAATGGTTACTTTACCTGAAATTGCTAAACAGTTTCCAAACTTATCAGATAGTGAATTAAAAAAAATCCAAGAGTACCAAGGTAATAGAACATACATGTATGGATATGGTAATGGACCAAATGATCAAAATACTATACCAGTTTTATATTTTGAATATAAAACATATATGGATCAGGTTTTTAAGATAAAACAAACAGAACAAGGGTTAGTTAAAGCTATTGAAAAACCAGATACATTTAATCCACCTGAAAATGAAAACTTTGAAAGAGTTGGTAGAACTATAGAGGTTTTATACAAAGGTGTTAAGGTTTTAGGAACTGATATGTTGTTAAAATGGGAGATGTGTAAAAACATGACAAGACCTTTTGCGGATACAACTAAAGTAGAAATGAATTACGCGATTTGTGCTCCAAGAATGTACAAAGGACGTATTGATTCTACAGTTAGCAGAATAACTGGGTTTGCGGATATGATTCAAATAACTCATTTAAAACTTCAACAAGTAATTGCTAGAATGGTTCCAGATGGTGTATTTCTAGATATGGATGGTTTAGCAGAGGTTGATCTTGGAAATGGTACTAATTATAATCCACAGGAAGCTTTGAATATGTATTTTCAAACTGGTTCTGTTGTAGGTAGATCACTTACTCAAGATGGTGAATTAAATAGAGGTAAAGTTCCAGTACAAGAATTAAGTAGCGGATCTGGTCAGGCGAAAATACAAAGTTTAATATCTACATATAATTATTATTTACAAATGATAAGAGATGTAACGGGATTAAACGAAGCAAGAGATGGAAGTATACAAGATAGTAATACATTAGTTGGATTACAAAAACTTGCAGCTCAAGCATCTAATATAGCTACTAAGCATATAAACAATGCTAGTTTATTTTTAACATTAAGAATGTGTGAAAATATTTCTAAAAAAATAAAAGATATGTTAGATTATCCTTTAACGGCTAATGCATTAAGAGATAGTTTAAACATATTTAACACTTCTACATTAAGACAAATAGATAAATTAAATCTACATGACTTTGGTATATTTTTAGATTTAGAACCAGATGAAGAAGAAAAAGCTAAATTAGAACAAAACATACAAGTTGCTTTATCTAGTGGTGGTATAGATTTAGAAGACGCTATTGAGTTACGTCAAATACGTAATTTAAAACTAGCTAATCAAATGTTAAAGCAAAAGCGAAGACGTAAATTACAAAGAGAAAGACAGATGCAATCTGAAATGGCTCAGCAACAAGCTCAAGCTAATGCAGCTGCGGCAGAAAAAGCAGCAGAAGCAGAGGTTCAAAAACAACAAGCTTTAACTTCTGAGAAAGTAAACTTTGAACAAGCAAAGTCTCAATTTGAAATTCAACGTATGCAAACAGAAGCTGAGATTAAACGTCAATTAATGGCTGAAGAGTTTAATTATCAATTGCAATTAGAGCAAATGAAAACTCAGCGTGAAACAATGAAAGAACAAGAAATAGAAGATCGTAAAGATAAAAGAACAAGGATAGCTGGCACACAGCAAAGTCAAATGATAGATCAAAGAAAAAATGATTTATTACCAATAGATTTTGAAAATCAAGCAGGACAAGCACCAGTTATTTAGTATTAATTTTTAATTATATTATATTATGTCACAAAAAAAAGCGGCCGTAGAGGTCAAACAAGAAGGTGAATTTACTTTAAAAAATAAAGTAAAATCTCAAAAACCAAAACAATTAGGTAAAAAAGTTGAAGTAGCAAAAGTAGACTTATCTAAAGATCCTAATATTAAAATACAAGAACCAATAAAAGTTGATTTAACAAAAAAACCAGAAAAAGATGCCGTTCAAGAGCGAAAAACAGAAGAAGTACCTGTGGTTGAAACATCCGGAAATAGCAAGAAAGTGGACGAAGAAGTACGGGTCGACAATACAGATGCTAAAGAAGAATCTCCGATCCAAATAATAGAAGAAATAGTTGAATCAAAAGAAGAACCAAAAAAAGAAATTGTAAAAGAAGAAGTTGTAGAACAATCTAAATTACCAGAAAATGTAGATAAACTAGTAAAGTTTATGGAAGAAACTGGTGGTACGGTTGAAGATTATGTAGAATTAAATAAAGATTATTCTAAATTAAACAACGATCAACTTTTAAAAGAATATTTAAGAAAAACAAAACCTCATTTAGACTCTGAAGATATTAGTCTTATAATGGAAGATTATAAATATGATGAAGAATTAGATGAGCAAAAAGACATACGAAGAAAAAAGTTAGCTTATAAAGAAGCGGTTGCTGGAGCTAAGCAAGATTTAGAGAAAAGAAAAACCCAGTACTATGCTGAAATAAAGCAAAGACCTGGTGTTACTCAAGATCAGCAAAAAGCAATGGACTTTTTTAATCGTTACAATAAACAGCAAGAAACTATAAAGCAAACTCAAGAGGATTTTAAAAATCGTACTGATAAATTATTTAACACTGATTTCAAAGGTTTTGATTATAATGTGGGAGATAAAAAGTTTAGGTATAAAGTTCAAGATCCGAGTAAGATAGCTGAAACTCAATCTAATATTTCTAATTTTGTAGAAAAATTTTTAGACAAAGATGGAAAGATTAGTGACACAGCAGGTTATCACAAAGCTTTATATGCTGCGATGAATACTGATAAACTCGCCTCTCATTTTTATGAGCAAGGTAAAGCAGATGGTGTTAAAACCATTGTACAGAAATCTAAAAACCCAAGTATGGACGCACCAAGGCAAGTTGCAGGTGGGGACGTTTATGTAGGTGGTTTCAAGGTTAAAGCTGTTAGTGGAGCAGATTCATCAAAATTGAAAATCAAAAAACGAACATTTAACAATTAAAATTTAAAAAAAATGGCTTTATCCCCACAGTTTGGCTCGATAGTACCGAGTCAAGTACAGGAAGCTTTATCAACTAATTTCTTATCCTTTAATGGAGGAGCAAATCCTGGTGATTCTGATTCTTTCGCTCAACAATATCTGCCTGAAATTTACGAAGCAGAAGTAGAGAGATATGGAAACAGAACACTATCTGGATTTTTAAGAATGGTCGGTGCTGAACTTCCAATGACAAGTGACCAAGTAATCTGGTCAGAACAAAATAGATTACACATTGCATATGACAACTGTACAAGAGTTGCTCCTGCTGCAGGTTTTTCTGATGGTATTCAAATACCAGCAGGTGTTACTAACGTAATCTCTCCAAGATCTACAATTGTATTATTGGATGATTTTGGTAACGAAGCAAAATTCCTAGTAGGTGATTCTAACGTAGGTGCAGGACCAGTGCAAATAAACGGAGACTGTTACACGGCTGCTACTATAGCTGCTGCTGGAATTGTTGGAGCTTTTAAAATCTTTGTTTACGGTTCTGAATATAGAAAAGGACAAACTACACCTAATGCTGCGCAAGGCGCTGCTCCTGCTACAGGAAATGATATGGTTAGTGTTGAGCCTACGCTTACTCAGTTCAGTAATAGACCAGTAATAATCAGAGACAAGTATGTTGTATCTGGTTCTGATACTGCTCAAATAGGTTGGATTGAAGTTTCAACTGAAGACGGAACAGGTGGTTATTTATGGTATCTTAAAGCTGAATCTGAAACTAGATTAAGATTTGAAGACTACTTAGAAATGGTATGTGTAGAAGCTGAATTAGTAGCTGCTGCATCTGCTCTTACAGTAGGTGAAGCTCAAGGATCAGAAGGTCTTTTTGCTGCTATTCAAGCTAGAGGTAACGTGCAAGTTGGATTCTCGGCTGCTGCAGGTATTAGTGACTTTGACGACATTCTTAGAAACTTAGATACTCAAGGAGCAATTGAAGAAAACATGTTATTCTTAGACAGACAAACAGCTTTAGATTTTGATGATATGCTTGCTGCAATTTCATCTGGATCTTCAGGTGGTACTGCTTATGGATTATTTGAAAACTCAGAAGAAATGGCATTAAACTTAGGTTTTAGCGGTTTTAGAAGAGGTTCATATGATTTCTATAAGACTGACTGGAAATACCTTAATGACGCTTCAACTCGTGGTGCTGTGACTGGACCAAACTCTATTGAAGGAGTTTTAGTTCCTGCTGGTACTACAACTGTTTACGATCAAATTTTAGGAACTAACATCAGAAGACCTTTCTTACACGTAAGATATAGAGCTTCACAAACTGATGATAGAAGAATGAAATCTTGGTTAACAGGTTCTGTTGGTGGTGCATTTACTTCAACTCTTGATGCAATGGAAGTTAACTTCCTTTCTGAAAGATGTTTAGTAACTCAAGCTGCTAACAACTTTGTATTATTCAAAGGAGTGTAATTATTCACATTAATAATAACCTCCATCTTCGGGTGGAGGTAATTATTATTTTTTAAACTATTTAATTATATTATATTATGGCAAAAAATAAAAAAGAAGAAGTGGTAGAAGAATCAATTATGGTTGCTACCCCTAAAAAAGAAAAACCAGTTGTAAAAAAAGATAACTGGGAAATAAAAGATAGAACGTATATACTAAAAGGTAATAAAGAACCTTTAACTCTCACTATACCTAGTAAACACACCAAAAAGCATGCTTTGTTGTGGTTTGATACAAAATCACAAACTCAAAGAGAATTAAGATATGCTACTAATATGTCATCTCCATTTGTTGATGAACAAAAAGGAGAGGTTACTCTAGGTCATATTACTTTTAGAGATGGATCATTATCCGTTCCTAAAGAAAATGTAATTTTACAAAAATTATTATCTTTATATCACCCTATGAAAGATAGAAAATATTCTGAATTTGTACCAGCTGCAATTGCTGAAAATGATTTAGAATTAATTGAATGGGAAATTGAAGCTTTAAATGCAGCTAGAGATATGGATGTAGATATGGCTGAAGCAATTGTTAGAGTAGAAGCGGGAAGTAAAGTGACACAATTGAGCTCTAAAGAATTAAGAAGAGACTTAATGATACTTGCTAAAAGAAACCCAAGATTATTTTTATCTTTAGCTAATGATGAAAATGTACAATTAAGAAACTTTGGTATCAACGCTGTTGAACAAGGTATTTTAAGAATATCTCCAGATCAAAGATCTATACATTGGGCTAGTAATGATAGAAAATTAATGACAGTTCCTTTTGATGAAAACCCTTATTCAGCATTAGCTGCTTGGTTTAAAACAGATGAAGGAGTTGAAGTATATAAGTCAATAGATAAAAGACTAGCATAACACTAAATGATACAAGGCGGATTCGTCCGCCTTTGTATTAAATTAATAAAAATATAATGGCAGTAAACGTAAACACAGTATACCAAACAGTGTTGTTAATTCTCAACCAACAACAAAGAGGATATATGACACCTGACGAATTTAATAAAGTTGCTGCGCAGGTACAATTAACTATATTTGAAACTTATGCAAGTGATTTAAATCAACAATATAGAGTACCTCAAAACGATACTGATTATGGTAATCGTATAAAAAATATACAGTTAAAGTTACAACCTTTTCAAAAATATATTAGTAATGCTACTTTAGCTGGTGCTATTACAGGCACAAATCCTTTTACTTTAAACATATATGATTACACAAATCCTACAGCGCCAGTTGCTGGTATTTTAGGTGATTTTTATAGATTAGGTTCTGTAATGTATAGAGGTACAGAATTAAATCAATATGCTCAAAGAAGTGAGATAACACAATTATTACTTTCCCCGTTAACTCAACCATCAATTAATTTTCCTATATTTTTATATGAGGCAGGTGCAACTGCTACTCCTAATAATGGTTTACTATATGTTTATCCAACAACTATTGTTGATGCTAATGATATAAATATAGCTTATCTAGCAAAACCTAAAAACCCAATATGGGCTTTTACTCAAATGGTAGGAGGCTTACAAGGTGGAGTTTATTTATACGATGCTGGACCTTCTCAAGATTTTGAGTTAGATATATCTGAGCAAACTGAAATAATATTAAGAATATTAGCATATGCTGGAGTTATAATAGAAGATCCAACAATAATACAAGTAGCATCTCAAGCAGTTGCTTCTGAAGATGCAAACGAAAAAAGTTAATAAGATATGGCAATACCAAATGGTGGATTAATCACCGAAACTAATGAACAATATTACGCGGGAGCGCAGGGATTTGTAGTAAGTAATGCATTGGGTCAAAGTGATTTTACTTTTACATTTAATACAGATTTAATATTAGGTAGTTCTGATCCAACTAATATTAATTATGGAAAAAATAATTTTAAATTATATTCCAGTGCCGATGGTATTACATATACTGAATATATAAATGCTTACACTTTACCAAATAAAAACTTAATAAGATTAGGTGTTGCGTTACCTCAAAACAATGTTTTAGTTTGTCAATTAAAAACTATTGACGGTGGGAACTTTGGTGCTCGAGACGCTTATGGTACAACTGTAGAACAAAATTATGGTAGTTATTCTTATTTAACTTTAAAAGATGTTGTAAATAACTTTATAGTAGGTTATGTAGGTAGAAGCAAATTGATTCCAGATGTAGAAAGAACTGATATAATATTTCACGCAAAGCGTGGATTACAAGAATTTAGTTATGATACATTAAAAAGTATAAAATCTCAGGAATTAACAATTCCACCTAGTTTAAGTGTAATATTACCTCAAGATTATGTAAACTATGTTAGAATATCTAGAATAGATGATTTAGGAGTGCAAAGAATAATATATCCTTCAAACAACTTAACTAGTTCTCCATATGAAATGCCTATTCAAGATGGGTATGGAACACCTACACAAGATAATTTTTCTGAAAACCTAGAAGGCACATCTATTACAGAAGAAAGATGGGCAAATGCTAATACTAATTTAATTAGTCAAAACTTTAATCTTCAATTATATAATGAAGGTATGGATTGGGCTGGTTATAATTGGGGTTATGGAGGTTATTGGTATTGGGGTTGGGGTGAACAATATGGTATGTCACCGCAATATGCTCAATACAATGGTTGGTTTACAATGAATGATAGAGAAGGTAAAGTTTCTTTTTCTAGTAATTTAGTAGGTCAAATAATCATATTAGAATATATATCAGACGGTCTTGCTTATGATTTAGATAGTAGAGTACCTAAAATGGCTGAAGATGCTTTATACTCATATATTTCACATGCTATTTTATCTACTAGAATTAATCAACCAGAATATGTAGTACAAAGATTACGTAGAGAAAAAAGTGCTAAACTTAGAAATGCTAAAATTAGATTATCTAATGTAAAGCTTGATGAAATAGTTCAAGTCATGCGTGGAAAATCTAAATGGATAAAACGATAAACAATGCCAAAAATAGTTAATACTTTTCTAAAATCTAAGATGAACAAAGACTTAGATGCCAGATTAATACCAAACGGCGAATATAGAGATGCTCAAAATTTACAAATAAGTAGATCAGAGGGATCAAGTGTTGGTGAATTTGAGAATATTATTGGAAACACTGTTGTGCAAAATGGTTATTTAAATACTGGTACTAGTAAAGATACAACGGCTCCAGGAACATATACGCATTATCACTCTCAAGTTATTGGTCAATATACTGATGAAAGTACAGGTAATATATTTATATTTAGTACAGCTAAAAACACTGTTTATTCAAATCTATATTATAGAGGAACTGGACAAACACCTAGAGATATACATGCATTTACAGCAGCTGCTGGTACTGCAAGCACTATACGTCTAGTTGATAGCGGTGGTAACCCGTTAAGCCCACAAGTATTAGGTATTGAAGTAGGAATGGGTATGTGGGGAGAAGCAATTTCAAATGCATCTTTTCAAGATAGTTATGGTAATCCAGGTGATCCAATAGTTCGATTGGTAAGCGGCATTGAAATAGGTTTTTCTTGGTCGCCAAGTGGCCTTGATGGACCTTTACCTGTAGGTCAGGCTATAACTTTTGGTTGGGTTAATACAATACATTGCTGGAATAAAAATACAAATTTATTATCTTTATTAGTAAGAGGAGGTTTTTTAAATTTTAATATTGAATCTAAAATATATGGTATAAATCTTTTAGAAGATTTATTATTTTGGACAGATAATAGAAATCAACCTAGAAGAATAAATGTAGATACTGCTTTAGCAAATCCAGTATTATTAGGAACTCCAGAATATTATACAAGTGAAGATCAAATTTCTGTTGCAAAATATTATCCTTATGAAGTACCTTTAGTGTTAGATCAAATTGTAGGAACAGCAACTTCAGGTGTTTTTCCAGCTACTGTTGCAGGAGCAGTGAAAGGATATGAAATAGAATTAAATACAGACCCAACAGCTTTAGGAGTTAAAATTGGTGATATAGTTAGTAGCTTTCCAGGTCAAGGAGCACAAGAATTATGGGAAGTTATTTATATAGAAAAACCTGGTGGTAATGACAGAGTTATTGTTTATAATAATTTTGTAAATACTCCAGGAACTGCAGGTGCAGCATGGGCAGGTGGTTCAGTAACTTTTTCTCGTCCTTCAATGACTAATGAAAGTGAAATAAAAAACGCAAATGGATTTGCAACTACAATAAATGCTATAGCTTCACCTTTAGCAGCTGGTGGTACTCTTACAATTGATTATCCTTTTAATAACACAGCGCTTTCTCCAGATAAAACACCTACGCCTCAAGTAGGAGATTACATAATTAGTACAGCTATGGGTATAACTCTAGCTGATGAAGTTATTATTCAATCTATAGAAGATATAACTGATGGCGTAGCAGGTACTGCTGAAATAACACTAACTAGATCAATTACTGGCGCTGTTGGAGATGACATAACTATCGCGCCAAATCCTAATTATAACTCAACGTTTACTGGTGATGCAGATTTATTAGAACAAAAATTTGTAAGATTTAGTTATAGATTTAAATTTAATGACAATGAATTTTCATTATCTGCTCCGTTTACTCAAATATGTTTTATACCTAAGCAAGATGGTGTTTTTGGTGCAGGACCTAATGATAGTAAGCAAGATATGACAGATGCATATACTTCTAGCATATAGCATGGTTTGAAAACAAGATAA